TGGTCTGTGAATCGTAGCTCATTTGTTCTTACGTCGAAGGATGCGCTGGGCTTCGTCAAGGCTGCTGGCGATGCCTATGAGGCTGCCGGCGGGGCCGTAGAGGCGAAGTGAGCCCTTGGCCTTACCTGGGAGGGCACGGTAGCCACCGGCAAAGGAGTAGGCCCCGGGCATGGCTGAGTCGGGGGAGGGCATATAGCGGAAGTCCTCGGGCTTGCCGTACACCGGGTCCTTCACAAACACCGTGTTGCCTACGCTCACAGACTCGGAGCCACCGATGACAGGCTGGTCGGTGCGCTTGTCGTAGAAGAAGGCGTGTTCCTTCGGGTCCATTCCAACCGCCACATAGTTCTCCAAGTCAGCCGGTATGGATCGGTCAGCCATGATCTTGCCGTCGACCGTTGCCACCGGGAATTTGTTGGCCTTGCCCTCGTAGATCCGCTGCACGCCTGGCTTGACCACAAACTTTGGGTTCTGCAAACGGGTCACGGTATCGTACCCAATGATCTCACCTGGTCCACCAGATGGCCCATCGGGCTTATGCACTGCCACAACATACTTGCCGGTCCTTAGGAAGGCCGGGATGTCGATGCGTGCGGCCACCTGGGTGCCCGGTTTGATGTTTCTGGCAGCACCAAACTTTGCCTTCTTCTCCGAGCTCAAAGCATCGACAGCCTCGGTGTCTGTAGGCGGGTTGGCAAAGTCCTGATTGCGGCCTACATCACGCTGGATTGTCTCCGGCATATAGCGGATATCCTCCGAGGTCGCCTTGAACCGCTGCGAGAGGGGGATGACGTTGCCGGCGTTGTCCTTGGTGATGGGGTCGGCGGATTTGATCTGAGTGGGATCAAAAACCGCAATATGTCGACCTGTGGATCCCGGACCTTTGTGAATCATTGCAGAGAATCCTAGGGCTCGTAGTCCTTCGGCAACCGAACCAAATCTACGTTCAAGAGTAATAAATGGAATGGTTTCAACTTCTCGGCCAGTCAGCTCCTTGAAAACCAAAGCGTCTTTGGATGAGAGAGGTTGTGTCGCATCAAGGACACGTCCACCCACAACACCTTCAATTCTTCTAGCATTTTGAAGATTGGCAGGATCCCAATTTCCGGCACCTTTAAATGCTGCGTAAATGGCAGGCCCCCACACAGCTCCTTGGTTTGTTTTCTTTAGGTCAAAAACCGTAAAATCTTGGCTGTTGGTAAGGTGAACAACCGGCCCCACCGTGTACCCAGCCGCCTTCGCCGCCTCATCGACCATCTGCTGTGCCTTGGCCGTGTCGCCCTTCTTCACTGCGGAGAGGTAGTCGGTGTCCGAGGCAGGCATATAGCGCTTCGGCTCGATCACCGAGTACATCCTGCCCACTGACTTGGGTGCGAAAGGCTCGACCGGAACCACATCGGTGAGCTCGTAGCCGTACTTTACGCCGCCCTTCTTGATGTCGTAAGGCGATCCGGGCGCCACCAGGTGGCTTTCCTCGTCGCGTCGGAACTCGGCCTCGTCGCGGTAGACAATCGGCTGCTTGGCGACAGTGGCATAGCCCACCACCTTGGTGTCTTTAATGCCTGTCCTTACGAGGCCTATGCGCTGGCCCAGGACGCCCTGCATGGCGTTGTTTAGTGTGTCCCGGGTCTCGATGGTCTTCTGGCCATTCAAGATCTGCCCAGTGAAGTCCTGGGAGAAGTCGTTGATGTTTACAGCACGGGTCACCTCACGGTCGCCGGCAGGCATATAGCGCTGCTGGCCGCTCTCGGTAGCCGAGCGCTTTGGTTCACCGGGAGTCCTGCGAGTGATCTTGTTTGCCTGGGACTCGGTCAACATCCCGCGCTGAACCATCGTGTCGACACGGTCGAGCAAGCTGTTGAGCTGTCGCTTGGTTGATCCTGTTTTGCCTTCTAGAAACCCACTGTACTTTTCAACCTGGGCAGCAAACGGCTTTTGGGGTGGCGTCTTGACCGCTTTGCGCAGCTCTTGGTATTTGCCAAGCTGCTCGACCAGCGCTGCCTTTTCACCGGTCAACTCACCAGTGGCCTGCGCCATGGCTTGTTTTATCACCGGGTTCTTGGTGGGGATGAACTCGGAGCTGCCGCGCAACGCCAGCTTGGTGACATCCACCTCAGTGCCGGACACAAGCGCCTGGATGCTGTCGAAGATTTCCTCGGCGATGCCGGGTTCCAGTGTGACGCGAAGCATCGACCGGTTGTCGGGCGCTGATATGACCGCGGAGTCTACCGCCAACTGGGAGACCCGAGACTTGTCCTCCTGAGACAGTTTCAGTTCAAGTCGGCTCGGGCTGTTGCCGACATCCATCTTGCCCTGTTTAGCCTCCAGCTTCGCCTCCAGCACTGACTTGGTGCGTTGGAGCGGATCGTACTGCCAGGAGAAGCCTACGCCCTGGGACGGGGCTGCGCTGCGACTGGCATCAAGATAGAGACCTCGGAGTCCGTAAAACGGCTCGGGCTGTACCTTCCCTGGTCCTTTAGACTTTGGTTGTACTCGTTTATTTTTCGACTCGACTCGCGCAGATTTTGTAGCCGCTCTTGAGCGGTCAATTGGTTCTTGGCCTTCATATTCAAAATTAGGGTTTGATTTTGCAGTAACAACTTTGCGGGTTAACTCCTCACCTTTAAGACCAAACTGGTCAACAATGTTTTTGATTGACTGAGAGTTTTCCTTAACCGCATCCAAAAACGTTTGAGATGTTTCCGTGTACTTAAACGGCTCAAATTGGCCCGTTTCCCATGATCCTCGATAGTAACGGTCGTGGATTACGATTTCATCACCGATCCTTGAAAGCCCCGTCAAGAACTTTTTTCCTTCAGAGTCGGTCAACTCGCTCAACTTGGAGACTAGGTTAACCACGTCAGCCTTGGACAGTTTTTGTGCGCCTTTAAAACTCAAGACGTTTGCCAACGTAGTGTCCAGCTCTTCTGAAATATTGGATACCTGGCCTGAATTGTTTCGATCTAAGAGGAGTTGCTCTTCAAGACGCATCGGGCGGATGTGGTTGCCTCCCTGCTGAGAGCCGGCGTCCCGCATGAACTGATCCAGTTTTCCAAAGTCAGCCCCTGATCCACGCAGGTAGATCGCAGTGTTAGCAATGACATCATCACCGCTCCCCATGTAAGCCCCAACGTCGACAGAAACGTCGTCCAGTGTGACGTTCCAGTCGTTGTCGTTGACTACTTTTTCAACCCACTTCGGGAGACGCTTTGCGATTTCGTTGGCAATCGAGACGTCGGGAGATGCGTCACCAGCCTGGGTAAGCCTTTGGCGGTCGACCTCCATCTGCGTCTTCCATTCGCTTGATGCGCTCGTGTCGATCTCAGCGGACGCCAATTGCTCGGCCCATCTGTTGAACGAGTTGTTGGCCGATACCACGCTTTTGGGGATTTTTCCTTCCATGCCGCGGTCGACGTAGGAGAACAACTCTTGTGCTGGTGCCAGGTAGCTTTCGTAGTCGCGCATCTCAGGCTTCGGATTCTCCTGCTTGATGATCGCCCACAGCAGCTCCTGCACGTTGTAGGCGTCCAGGTGCGGTTTGCCGGCGTAACCTCCAGCCTGGTTGATCTTGTCTGCAAGCATACCGGACAGCGCTTGGACGTGATCGTACAGTGCGCCCTGGCCCTTGGCTGACAGGCCTGCATCCGTGCCCTGGTTGAATACCATGATGGTCTTCTTCACCGGGTCGTACATCAACGCAGACGATTCCTCCGGCGTCAGCTTGGACCAATCCCAGGCTCCTAGATCGTTTTTGACCGCGTTTTCTCCAGATGCGGACAAGATACGTTTAACCTCCAGAGCATCATTCGATGTGAGGTCCACTGTGCGTCCGTCCTTGGGGTCGGACCACATGAAGCCCTTGTTGTTCCCCTTGATGACCATCCCGGGCCACACGTTGCCGCGCACACCAAGATCCTCGGCAATCTTGGAGAATGCCATCATCTGCCACATATCGTTTGTGGAGAGACGGGATAGCGTCAGCGGATCACTGAGCACTGGGTGGGACTTAACTCCAGGAGGAAGGTCGACTCCTTTCGAGATCGCGTTCTTGACCAGCCCGGCGGCGCCGTTGAGGTAGAAGTTGTAGACCTTGTTGTCCACGCCTTTGGTGCGGTAGCCAAAGTGCTCGCCCCTCTTCCACTCGTTGATGATCTGAGAGATCGCCCTAGTCTGGTCGAATGTTCCGGCACGATTACCTGACGGGAAGTGCCCGAGGAACGGAACAATTCCAGACGAGTAGGACTTGGTGTAGTTGGCCGGAACCGCGGTCCTCGGCGAAAGGTAAGCGAAGAGTCTCAGGTAGAGGTCAGCCCTGTTCATGTCACCTCCAGCAAGAGCATCTGCTGCGAGGTACATTTTGTCGTAAAACCACGGCGTGATTTCAGAGTTGCCAAACTTGTGCTCGTTCTGGCGCATCCATGACAAACCGGCATCAATGAATTGATCCAAGTCAGCCTTGGACTTGAATTTGAGATGGCTCGGAATTGAGTCAGGAACAGCGCTTCCAACCATCGGGGCACGGGATGGAAGCACTCTGGAATGCGTGTCGCCACTGGGCGTAGACACAACCATGTCGTTCGACTTGTACGGCCTTTTTTCGTACTTCATTTTGAGATCGTTTCCAGACAACAAGTCGTCGAAAGACTTAATGATTTGGTTAGGATCAGGCTGGAACCTTACGTCGTTCTTAAGCTCTCCAGATTCACCGAAAAGCCTGACGCCTACATCCCCCGCTTGTCGTACCGCCCCGCCTTCGCCTTGGCCTTCTTGGCCACGCTCAATGCGATTGCGACCGCCTGCTTCTGTGGCTTGCCGGCCTTCATCTCCCGCCGGACGTTGCTGCTGACTGACTTCTGGCTGTAGCCTTGTTTGAGTGGCATCTGCTTTCCTTTCTGCTTGGGTTTGGGTGTCGTAGATCCCGATGAGTTTGCCATCGGTTCCATAGAGCTTGTGCTTGGCACCGCTGATTATGCGGTAGCCCTCCTCGGAGTTGATGACCGACTTGTCGCCGAGCTTTTCGGCAGGCATCCAGCGCATCTTGGACTTCTGGTAAGCATCCTCCGAGAAACGTGCTCGGAACCCAGATGGAGCCATTGAACCAATGCGGTCGAGGCGGAAGTCGCGGACAAACTTTCCATTCTGGTTAATGAAGTCCCCGAGGTACTTGGCCTTCTCCAGGCCAAAGATATCAGCAGACCTACGTGCTCCCTCGCCGGCATCAAGGTTAGTAAAGTAGCCAGCCAGGTCGCCCATGAACCCGTCGACGTTGTCCCACAGGCCCTTGCCCACACTGCCGTTGGAGGCTGTGTCCTTCAGTATGGCATCTCTGACCTTGCTGATGTCGATGGCCTTTACCACCGGATTGGCCGCCTTTGAAAAGTAGAACGAGTACGGCAGCATATCGCGGTCACTGAGACGGATGCCGCTGCTGTACCGGTTGACCTGCTTTCCGGTCAGCCTGTTTAACATCTTCTTAAGCGCTGCGCTGTAAGTGATGTTGAGACTCCTGCCAGCGTCCATCGTCGCATTCATGCCCCGGATCATGTCCTTCATCCGGCTGCTGACGGTTTGAGACTGCTCAATAGCCGATAGCTGGTTAGGACTCAACCGGCCCAGGGCAACTCCATCAACCATGCGGGAGTTACCCGGCGTGTTTTCAATGATGGCGCTGATGCTGTCTCGGTCCTTGTTTTCCCGAGCCAAAATCTCGTCGTTGGACATTGCCCTGACCGTGCCTTCGGGCATCTGCTCGGCCAGGCCTAGTTCGATCAGTTGCTTGGCAGCCAGGGGGTTGGCCACATCCTCGGGCTTGAGGACTGCCTTGGTCTTGTCGTCCTGGATGTTGATCTTCTCATCCAGCTTGCGACGGGCACGCAACAAGTCGCGCAGCATGGCGTTCACCTGGGGAGAAGCCTTCTGCAGGTCTGGGAACAGCACCGAGTCGGTTGGCTTGACTCCGAAAGTGCGTTCAATAGATGCCGCGGCCTCGGCCAAAGCTCGACTAGCGTTCTGAGTCAGCGCCAGGTCGACAAGCTGCCTTGTCAGGCCCGTGAATCCCTTGAGCAATGCATCGGGCTTCTGACCGGCCAAGAGTCCTGCAAAGTGCTCTGCTGCGAGCTCCGAGGCCACATAGTCGGCCTTCTTGTTGATGGTGTCGTACTGAGCGAGCTCGTCTGCCATGGAGGCATTACCAGCACCCAGCTTGTCTCGGTACTGATTGAAACGGGCCTCGATCTCGGCATCACTGAAAGCACCCTCGGAGAGTTTGCGTATGGTGTCGCCTTCCTGAATCCATCGGCCCACCAAGGCATTCTTGATCTCGGTAGCACCGCCCTGCAGTTGGGTACTCTTCTCCAGAGCATGGAAGAGCTCATGGCCGAGAGTGTAGAGGGGGCCGTCGCCTTTGCCTCTGCCGATGATGTCGGCGTTGATGACCACTGCTGGCCGCCCACCTTTGTCGTCAACCTGCACGCCCCGGGCGCTGATTTTGTAGCGCTTAGTGAAATCCTCGTTGGAAAGGTACTCCACCTCCACATCTCCGAGCTTACCGCGGACAAGGCCCTGCAGATCCATCAGCCCGGAGGCCGCATCCACACCGTGCGTATCCCGCAAGCGTTCAAACAGCGCCTTGGTCGTAGGATCCTGCTGTCCGTCGATAAACCGGCCCAGGTCGCCTGCCCGGGCTTCCCTGGCGGCCTCACCGGTGAGCTTCTGGTAGGCACGCCCACCGAGAGCACCGGCTACACCCTGCACACCGCCAGACCCAAGGCCGGCAGCCGCCCCCTCTTCACCACCGGACAAAAACCCTAAGCCTGTACCAATCACTCCACCTTCGATTCCTCCAGCAAGCCCCCTAAGTGAGGCATCGACCGCGGCATCACCACCGTATTGCCCGATCACACCGAGCATCCGTTGGCGCATATTCGCACCTGGGGCAGCCCCAATAGCCTCCAAAGGACCAATGCGGGAGGGCTGGGTCATCAGGTTCTCGCCTGCCCGGGCCAATGCCTCACCGGCTTCCCGCGCGGTACGGATGCCGGCAGGGATTGCAGCAAAGGCAGCGGCCTCCGGAGCAATGCCGAGGGCACCTGCAATGCCGGCGGTGGCTGCAGTAGTGCGCAGACCTTCTGGCGTCATTCCAAGCGCTTCTGCTGTCATACGCTCGGCAGCACCTGCGAAGCGTTCCAGAGGCCTTGCAACGCCGGCAACAGCACGTCCGGTGAGTTGAGCGCCTTTGCCGACTGCACGAGTGGCTAGTTTGCTGGCACCGAGTATTTCTCCAACGCCAGGAACAAACAGCGTCGGGTCAAGGATCATCGAGACGCCTTGGACGTACTCCGGGTTGGTGTACTCGGGAGGGACAACGATGCCTTCCTCGCCTCGCTCAAGTCGGGCGGATGTGATTCCGAATTGACGAGCATCCAGAAACTGGTTGTAGCGGGACTCCGAGCTTCCGGTGCCTGCCACTAGATCCTTGAACTTGAAGAGCGGTGAGGATGGATCCTGAGATTGAGCGGCCAGGCCGTAGAGCTGGCGAGTGCCTTGGGCGAAGCCTTCGATGTAGTTGAGAGGATTGGCGGCAGCGCCTTGAGCACCTTCAGAAACAGCCCCGCCAATCATCCCGATGGCAGCGTCGGCAGCCTGTGCGGCGGTGGTAATCCAGTCGACCTGCTTGGTCTTGGAGTACTCCTCAAACTTCAGGTAGTCACTCTTGGTTGGAGTAAATGAGGGATCCTGCATTGCACCGGCAATATCCTCGCCGGTATAAGGGAATGCCTTTTCGATTTCAATTTGCGCCTGTTGCAAAGAAACGCCGTCCGGTACTTCGACAACGCCGTGACCGGGGACTTCAACAGTGTATGGCATTACTGGATGGGTTGGATTCCTTTGCCGAGGACGAGTTTGAAATTACCACTAGAAGCGCCGGTTACAGGTTGTGTCCGCGGTTTGATTGACTCAAGACCAATGCCCTTTGCCTTTGATTCAATAGCCCTTGTCGACTTCTGAAGCATGGTTTCAAAAGCCTGAATGTTCGACTTTTTTAGCGAAAAGATAGCAGTCGGATCAGGAATAACACTGTTCAACAGCTTGAAGTCCTCAGGTGTTATAGTTCCTGGTCCGATGATGTTAATGCGTTCAATTCCACGAAGACCAGAAGCCAACGAGTTAGCCCGTGTCCTGACTTCAGGAGTTTGCTGCATAGCCGGACCCATCTTTGCGATATCTAAAAGCTCGGCAATTGTCTGACGGCTTTCGAGAACGCTGGAATATTGGTCTCGGAATTTTGCGGCTTCTGCTTCAGTAGGCGCAGTGCCTCGGAACTCAGGGAAGTCGATGGTCAATCCCTTGACCTTCAACATATCGCCGATGTCAGCCTTGAGCGCAGGAACGAACTGTTCCTTGTCACCAAAACGAACAACGGTGCCCACATTCCCAATCTGTTCCATGGTTGTAGGACGCCGTCTGCCAGCAACCTCAAGAACACGATCAAGGCCGGAATAGACTTCAGGATTCATTCCCTGCTGCGATGCGTACTGAGCAAGATTCTGACGCAATTTCTCGTAAGGAACCGCCTCGGTCCTTGTAGCCTCACCAGTGACTTCAATTGGAGGCAGGAACTGTGCCTCGGGTTGCTGTGCGGTAGGCGTAGTGGTGAACTGCTCCCGTGTAGGCATTGTCGGTTGAGGAGCCTGAGCACGTTGGAGCTGAGACTGAAGCTGTTGGGCTTTAGTTCTTGCTTCAAGAATACGCCCCGCAATTTGCTGGGGAGTTTCTGAAATTGTGGCTCGTCCTACAGCCATTCCTCCACCAAGCCCACCTTGCAATGAAGGTATTTGAATGGTCCCAGGAGTTTCTGAGAGTTGAGGAGCAAGCTGCGCTAACTGGGCTTGAAGTGCAGCCGCATCAATAGCACCAACCGCCGGCTGATTTCTATACTGTTGAAGCGCCTGCATATAGCCCTGCTCATTAAAAGCAGGAGCAGGAGGAGCTTGCATTGGTGTTTGAACAGGACCAACCGGCTGCAACATCTCAAAAGTCGGTTCAGTCACCTGTTGCGTAGTCGGCATATTGAAGCCGTAACGCATCAGTTCTCCAGCCTGTTGCTGGGTCTGAATCTGGTTTTTTATTTGAGCGACTTGAAGATCCTGCATCTCCCGAGCCTTCGCCTTGTCAGCCCTATCCAGGAAGAACTCGGCATTCAGTAGCGTAGCCTTCTTCTGCGGTATGGACATCGACGAGAACTTCTCAATGTCTCCGAGCAACTTCGACTCGGGGGTATTCTTGTCCATGATGTTGCCGCCCTGAGCAACGGTTTGGAGATACGGAGCCAGCGACTCCAGGCGTGACGTGAGAAACTGGTTCTCCTCTTTGTTCTGCCCATACCGCTGCAGCGACTCGCCGATGGCACTGCCTATGGCTTGAGCACCTTGGCCGATATTTCTACCAGCCTGAGAGTAAGCCTCGATAAAACCAGAAGGGACGGCCTGTGGACCGCCCCCCTGGTAGCCTGCGGAGTATCCGTATTGTGCCATAATTTTAAGAGATTAACCGCCCCCTCGACCACGACCAGCCAAAGCACCACCGCCAAGAGATCCAAGGCCGCCCATAATGCCTCCAATGATTCCAGACGTAGCCGATGCCCCAGCAGCGTTTGCCGCCATCTGGGACTGCTGGTTGCCGCCGTAGATGTTGCTAGCGTAAGAGCTTTCGGGCTGGAACAGCATTCCCGGATTGAAGCCCTGGGCCTGGCCTAGGAAGCCTTGAGACCCGGCAAAGGCCTGGCTCGGTCTTCCAAGCACCTGCTGGAACACATCGCCGTACACGCCCTGGCCTGCCTGCAATGCGCCCATAGCCTGCTGCTGGCGCTGCTGCTGAAGGCCTGCACCTGCCATCTGGGAGCGTAGCGCCTCTTGGAATGCGGCATTGGGGCTCTGAGCAATTCCTCGGGCGGAAGATGCCATACGGGACTGCTGCTGCGCCATGCGCTGCTGCTCGGGCGTCAACTGGCTGCCGGCCAATAGACCGGAGGTAGCGTTGGCAGCCAGGATGTCGGCAATCCGAGTCTGGTCCGGGGCAAAGCCTTGGATGGCAGCCCGTGCCTGAGGTCCGAGGCGGGAGATATCGGCAATGTCACCGGCACGCGAGGCTGCACGGCTGGCGGCCTCGGTACGGCCCATAGCGGGGGCAATCTGCTGTTCGTACAGGCGCAGCAGTTCAGGCGTAGCCTGGTTGAGCAGGTCCATCTGCAGCGCCTGATACTTCGGGGCAAATTGAGCCTCGGCAGCATACCTTTCCGGTGCCAGTTGAAGCTGGGTACGAAGCGTATCCGCGGTCTCTTGGGCGTAGTTGCGTGGTGCTGGTGCGTCGACTGTCATAAATGCTTGGATGCTGCCCTATAGATCGGCATTACGCCTTTCGGATAGGTGGTTAGTTTACCATTTCTGAAACCGATAGCCGGGAGGATTGCTGATTCAGGACGGTCGTGAAAGAACTTAGCCGCCACTGCCATTGCGAACAACGCGCAGTCGGCAGCGAACTGGTGCCAGTACCAATGGTCGCCATTAGGATCGGACTTCTGCCAGCTCCACTCCTTAGGCTCCGGCCCCATCTGCCTCCAGCCTACCAGCACAGCCACTACCTGCCCGTCCTGCAAGGCCACCTTGAGCGTTCCCTGCTCGGCATGGAACATCACATAGTCCTCCACAGCCTCACGGGTCCAGCCCTTGAAGCTGTCCGGGAGCTTGTGCAGCAGGTAGTCTGTGACCAGGGGAATCATACCCATGTGGGAGCGTACATCAAATAGGCACGCACCTGCCAGTTGGCACGCGTCAAAACAACACGTGAACCAGTGCTATTAACGTAGGTGATCTGTGAAGATGCATTGCTTGCACCAGATACAGCAGGATCCCAAGAACGATTCCCGGGATCTTGCTTTGCAAAAAACACGTTCAAGAAAATGTTTGTAGCACTACCAGCCTCCACACCAGTACATACGTTTATAGGATACACAGACTCCAAGTTACCGCTGTTCCATGCTTGATCCATCACAACGCTTGTAACGTCCATCTCATTGCCAACAACAAAGAAACCGTCGTTGTTTTTGCAACGCAGAACGACACGAATAAACTGAGGCAACGCAGAGGAAACAACTGTTGGAAGCTCACTGGAACTTGTTTTCCATTGAACCATTTGAGTTGAAGGTGCCTCAACAGGTAAATCTTTAAGAGAGGTAGTAAACCTAAGAATACTATTATTCAAAGCACCTCCAGACAGTGTAAGACCAGATCCGACAGTAATCTCTTGGGGTATACCAGCGCTTCCAGATGATCTACCAAGCAACTTAGCATCGTTGACGTGCTGAATCTTGGCGTAAGTGACTCCAGTGACGGATGATGATGAATCAACCAGCTTGGCTGTGGTCACCTTAGAATCGCCAATGTTCACAACACCGGATAAAATAGTCAGGTCGGTTGAAGTGATTGCAGTGGGGGTTGCCGATGCTGCTGTTGCATTCCCAACAAGAGTGGAAGCAGCCTGATTTGTTAAAGCCGTAAGCGGGACGGATCCTGCCGTAATAGATACAGACCCACCATCGACCGTTCCAGTGACGTCGACACTGGGCGTGCCTAGCAGGTTTAGTGTGGCGGCATCCAGCGTGGTGGAGGCGGAGATAGTGGTGCCTGCTGTGACTGTGACAAAGAGTGGCATAGGTTAGACGTCGGTTTTGCCGTAGAGTCGGAAAGGGATTGCGATGGATTTAACGCTGTGGATGTTCAACGAACCGGTGGTAGTGGTGACCACAGGTTGCATGGTAATGGAGTGGCGGCGCAGGCGAGCCTTCTGTGTGAAAGATTGCACGAGCCCTGCCTTGAATCCAGAGGTGTTACACCTAAGGCCTGGGAGCGTAGAGTAATCCTCACGGAAAGGTGCGAGGAAGTTGTTTCCGGAATTGTTAGTCGCGAATGTGCCTGACCCATATATGTAATAGGCCGTGCGGCTCTTGGTTTCGTTTGTTGCAACAGTGTAAGACTCGTTTACTCCATCGAAGTTTGCAGTGATGGAATAAGTCGGATTCCATGAACTGAACTCAAACTGCAGATTGGTCCACTGCTTGTGTTCGACGCTGTTGTTGGTGGCGTTGCCTTGAGAATAAGGGTTTTTGTCACCGCTATGGCCCCGGAAGTAGACTGTGGTGGCAATCTGTTGAATAGCCCCAAGTCGATTTAAATCCTGCAATGCTTGGTAGTCGAAGTTATGGATTAACCCGCTCTCATCAGCCCAACATAGCGTGTCTGTGCCAGCGATTATCAGCCTGGTGTAATACCTCGGAACAAGCAGAGATCCTTCCCAGTATCCTTCCCACGCTTGGTTCAGGAAGTTGTACACCAGAGTGCGCTGGTTTGTTCCGTTTCCACCTTCTATCGGCACGCTCAGGATGTATCGGTTGTTGTAGTAGGCTCCACATGACTTGTTCCAGTTGACCTGATCAATCTCCTCGATGACATCCTGAATAGGATCTGACAGCGGTAGCACTACCGACTGGCTGATACCAAACTCAGTCTGCTTTAATGAGATCACACCGCGTTGAGATAGGAAGACAATGTCTGACCCGGTGGAAGCAATGGACGCCTGGCTGACGCATCCAAACTCCCGGGTAACCTCGGTGAGCCTTGTGGTCGACAGGTCTCCGTAGAGGTTCTCCACAGCCAAAATGGACCGTTCCTTGAAGACGATCAGTGTGGTCGTGTTGAACGGGTACAGAGCCACCACAGCGTCATTGGAGCCTGTGTTGAGCTTGAACTCATTCAAGATCGGGCTGTAGTGCAGCGGATCCAGCACGTCGGACACTGCTAGATAGTCGGTGCCATAGAGCAGCAATAGGCGGTTCTGGAAGTACAAGCCCTCACGGCCTGCAGGCATATTTGCTCCGGAGGCAGATGACTTCTTGATTGAACCAACAATAGATGCCGAAGCGACATTAACCAGAGTTGAAGGCTGTGGCACTGTGACGATTGCAGACGTGTAATTTATTCCAGGATCTACAACGGTCACTGCCGTCACCTTACCGTCGGTGATTGTGACCAGTGCTGTTGCCGAAGTCCCAGCACCAGTGAGCACAATTGTTGGTGCGGTCAGATATCCAGCACCTTGATCGACAATGGTGAGTGCGGTGTAGCCATCGGTAGCCGGTGCAATAACGGTCACTACAGGTGGCGTAGAGTAACCGGATCCGACATTGGTCATTACGAATCCAGTGACCCTGCCTCCAGAGATAGTGGCGGTGGCAGTGGCAGTGGTTCCTGATGGAGGAGCAGCTATCGAAACCGTTGGTGCAGTTGCATATCCAGCACCACCAACAACGAGCGTAATGGATGAAACGGTGCCAGTAGAAAGCACAGCAGTTCCAGTAGCCGTCGTCTTTCCAATAGTCCCAGTGATGATCGCTGTCTTCGCAGTGTTCAGCGAGTCGGTCTCCTCGGTTGCTCCGGAGAATAGCTTCAGCGAGTTGTTATCGGTTGGGAATACGTAGTAGATTTTGTCTGTAACCGATGGGCTACCGTTCAACGTGTTGAACAGCGTGACCTGATCTCCAGCAACAAACGGATGATTTGGTACGGTAATCGTGTCGTCCAAAACAGAGGAGGCAACGATAGCGTTGACCGATGCAACACGGTTGAATCCGTTATCAAGAGCCGAGACCGGAAGACCAGCGGAATACGAAGCCTCCATAATGAGAGGAAGGCCATCGTTGTAAAAATCGCTGATGCCTTGCGTTACTTCGTAGCCGGTGGTGTTGTTTGAGAGCTCAAAGTAGTACCGGTTGGACGATGTCAAACCACTGTTTAAAGTGACAGGATTCGTCCCCTGTTGAGCGTTTACTTGAGTTAGGTGCAGCGTGCATACGCCGGCAGCCTTCACGTTCACAAACATCCCAAAGCCCTGTCCTGAAACCGTGCTGGGGCCAGGGATGCTCCACAGGTTTGGAGCGTTACCAATCTGGTTGATCATTACTCGGTCACCGGACTCCATGTCCGGGGGGACGTTTAATGTCACCGTCTTGTCGGCTGCAATGACATTTGCACCGGTGAAGTAGTACCGAGCATTACCGGGTCGCAGCATTACCACCGCATTGGTCGCCTGTATCAATCGCACCGGCGTGTAGATGTCGTGCCCGTTCAGCGGTATCGCCAAGTGCGACTGGTTGGGTCGTACGAGGTACATCATGCCTTGGCCGCCGTCGTCAGTACGCACCTCGTTGGTGGCGACGATTAGAGCTTGATAGCCGGTGTCAGGATCCCGGAAAGGTAGAACACCGAGAATGTCGGTGAAATTAAAAGTGTAATTGTAGTACTGAATGTTTCGAGTTGCTGGACCTCCATCAAATTTAATTGCAGCCGTCGAGAGTACGGTGCTTGAGTTGGTGTCCGAAATACATCTGGTGCCATTAGGAAACACCAATGTATCAATGCTTTTATCAGAACAAATGATAGCGTTATCAGGAATCTGATTTCCGCTTATTGGAACTGCTGTCGCAGAGTTTGATGTAACTGTGACTATTCTAGTTCCTAGGCTCCACTTGCCGCCCCACATAGGCTGCACAATGCCCCACCGGTTTTTGATAAGCTGATCTTGAAAGATCCGGTTGATCGCCTGGCTGACGTACTGTGGAGGCAACTGCGCCGCATCCACACGCGATATGACTCCCTTGAATCCATCGTCGACCGACATGATTTCTTGGAGGTCTGGCATATTATCGGCCTGGGACAATGATCTGTCGGACGTACTTCTCCTGGTTGGCTACCTTGTCGATCTCCTTGGTCAGCTCGACTTCCCCAAGCTCTAAGAATGTGTTCCCGAGGTCAACCTTGCCGTCTACCCGGAGCATCTGGCCGGCAGCCTTCAATGAACACACCTCGCAGAATCGATAGGGGAAAGCGTATGCGGTAGCTTCGCCGGCAGTCGATAGCAGGGGAGGTGATTTACGAAACTCAATCCAGGCATACGGGATCTGGTCACCAATTAGGATGCCGGCGTCGGTGAGTGTGTAGGCAGGCTCATGCTGTCTCCAAGTTATCCGGGGGTCAGCAGGCCAAACCGAGAATGTCTCACCGATCTCAATGGCACGAGTGGTGCCGTTGGGATTAAGCTGCTGGTTGATGTACCTCAAGAACTTGTTGAGGCGCCCCCAGTAGACAGTATTAGTCGGGACAGTACCGGCGGAAACAGCCGCAAAGAGCTGGTAGTATTCCTGGTCGACCGGATACAGAACAATGTCGCCGATGTTGTAGACGGTCGTCGTGCTCCAGGATCCGGTGCTGCTGTAATCCGGCTGTGCCAGCCCCCAGTATTGCGAGTTCAACGTACCGTTCGGGCCGTTGAGAGTGGGCGCATTCCCGGAAGCTGCGGCCCCAACGTACTGGTAATAGATCTGCTCGGTTGGGAAGTAGACGACGGTGCCCTGGGAGTAGGTTGTTGCCGAGCTGTAGTTGGGCGCAAAGAACTCCTGCTGATAGACGGTCTGCTCGGGCCAATTGAAGCACTCCCAGGCGCTCCTCAGTGACATGGAGATGAACGTACGGAATAGGTTGGACTCTTCGGTCGTTAGCGTCGAGAAAACGCGCCCAGTGAGCTCACAGGCACGTTGCAGTACGTAGTCGTAGGTGACGGTTCTCATTTCCAAGCCTTACAGGACCAATATTTAGCGGAGAGTTTAGTGCCGGGGTTGTCGCAGCCATGACGGGCCTTGAAGTTAGCTTTACGCTCCGGGATGTGCTTTTTGATGGTCATGTCTGGGTCGCCGAAACGCACCAGGGCAACCTTGCCGTTTTCCTTAGCGAGCACCGCGGACTTCTTGCTTTCGCCGGGGGTGGCCTTGGGCTTGTTATAGCCCGAGAACTTGTTGCCCTTGTAGTTGATCATTTGCTCTTGGGTAAAACGTACCAACCAGCCGGCAGCACCACCTTGGATGGCCCCACCAGCTTCTTATCAGAATCGAATCCGTAGACGCTAGCCTTCACCGGCTGGGCCAGCATCACCGGATCACCGGAAGGGACCAGGACCACCTTCGTCTGCTGGCAACCCAGGCAGATCAGCAATGCTGTCAGCCAGATCGTTCTTGAGGGCTTTGGGAGCGTTACCATGTTGCACATCGGTGGGTGGTGTTTCACGGAGCCAATCCAGCACAGCCTTGAAGATCTGGTAGATCCAGTTCACGACTTAGTTTCGATGACCAGAGGCTTCTCGTTGGCATCCTTAGCCCAGATCAAACCAATACCAGCGGTGACCGCTGCAATGGTCGTAGTCAGATCAAGGTTGGTTGTCGGGTCACCATCGAACAGGGCCTTCAAGGCCCCACCAACAGCGACGAGTATGGCACCTACACCAGCGAGAGTTGTTTTCGTGTTTTTCATTTGGATTTAAATAAGCGATATGCGGCGTAACAGGCACAAAGTAAGCCTATCAGCGCGGTGATAAGGCGAACCCAGTCAGTCAGCACTGGAATAAACGAAACAGCGGTGGCACCTGCCGCTGCTGCTAGGCTGAGTCCAGGGCTGGTGCTGCTGTTCGTTGGTTCCATTACTCGGGCTTGGGTTGAGAGGCTTTGGCTGCGGCTTCAATGGCGTCCACGAGAGGTAGACCCACGCGCATATTGTTCACGTCGCCGGCCTTCATACCAATTACGAGCAACTGATGGAGGTTTTGAACCTGTTCGATTGTGAGTTCAATCTTGATCATGCGGCGGAAGTATCGGCAACCACCACAGGCTCGGCAACCACAACCGCCGCCCACGGCAACGGCGGAGCAATCACCGGAGGATCGATCTGGTCGTTGATCTGCTGCGTCACGTTGGCTTCGACAGCCGCTTGATCGACTCCGTTCTGGTAGCACCAGTTCAAGACCTGTTGCAGCGTCAAATCTTCGTAAGGAGTGAACTCACCAGACGGCGGCTGGAACGAGCAGGAGCCGTAGCAGGTGCCGCTGTATTGATCCTGAGTGCCGTTGCAACGCCAATCGGCGGTGATGACGACATCGGTAAGGGAGCCTTCGGTCGGTTTTACCAACAGGCGTTCGATGATCCAAGACAGGGTAATCATGGTGGTTTAAATTAGGCTGCCGCGATTGTGGTGATGGTGCCAGAGCTTCCACGGAACTTCAGCGCACCGGATTCGACGTAGAGTTGCCCCATGCCAGCGGGAGAAGTGCTTGGAGCGGTAGCGTTTGCAAGACCGAGTACCTTAGCGGCAGAGGTTCCAGCAGCGGCAACCCCCACCAGTAAATTCCCACTCGCATCAATCGTCATCGGCTTATACCAAACGGCGTTATAAGCCCAAAACTCAAACCCAGATGAAACGCCGCCAGAGTAAGCTGCTATTGCTGCTAAGTTGCTGGTGTTGTTGTATCCAATGTCAACACCCTTAGTTTCCGCTGTGTTTAGAAATCTTGCTATAGTATACCATCCAGCACCGCTATCAACGCCATCTTTTTTGATTTGTAAAGGTCTGCCGGGAGAAACACCAATCCCCAACCCCGTAGCGTTCAGGGTCATTCGAGTGCTGCCTGAGCCGTCGCCGAAAGTGTAGACACCAGCAGGAGTCAGATTGAAAATCTCCTGCGTGTTTGCTTGATTTCGAATCGAAAGAAAGCTGGAACCACTATACAAGAAAAGGGTTGCAGCAGTCGGAGTAAAAACCGGATTACCGCCAGATGTATTGATTACGGAAGCAGGGAAGCTTGTTGCTCCACCGATAGTCAGTGCGCCGGTGATGGTGGCGGAGGCGAGGGTGGCGGTGCCGCCGGAGCCTAAAACCTGGTTGGTGGTGATTTGTTTGGTGGTTCCTCCCGAAACCACAGCAAACGCATCGACTGCTGGCACTGCTGACGTGAATACTGGTAATTGTGAAATCTTAAGGTCTGCCATATTAGTAAATTGCTAGGACGAGTTTACCGCCGTCTTCCTGTACTAGGAAGTCTCCGGTTTCAGCCAGGAGAGAATCGAATGTTCCGAAAGTGATGACGAGGTGACCGCCGTCTTCTTGCACCAGGTATTCGCCGGACTCGCAAAGGATGTCGCGCCGTTCGATGGGAGGATCAGGCGGAATGCCACCAGCGCCAAGGCGATGATGACCTCCGAGTCCTAGTCCTAGTCCAAGGCGTGCCATTAGCCGTACTTGCGGTTGTAGGCGATGACCGCGCCTGCGCTCACGGTGACGGAGGTCCACACACCAGCGATCTCATCACCGGCCTGTAGCGTCACTCCAGCCGGGAAGTTAGTGATGTTGGACACGGTAGCGCCGAGGATGGTGATCTCAAGCGCGTGGATGGACTGGAAATTACCGGTCACAGTGCCAGACGCACTAGAGATGTACCGGCCACCGTATTCGCCGGCGAGCTGACGATTAGATCCGACATTCATAAGGTAAATTTCTGACTGCTTCTTTTGGCTCCTTCAAACCCAACTTGCAAGCGAGTACCTCCCGATTTTACACGCACCTCGGGATTGTCGCGCTCGACCTCTCGGAGGAATTGGCCGTCCCTCCAGCAATCGTACCCAAGGCGAGTGCCCCAGGCGTGGTAGAGGGTTGGGTCAATACGCATCCGCAAGCGTCCAATACCATCAACAGACCGGATGTCTCGTTGGGAATCCTTGGCGATGCGCTTCTGGTCTATTCCAGCCTGCACCCAGTCCTTCTGGATGCCTCTTTGGAACTCTTTAATGACTGCAATTCGGAGTTCTCCGGGAAGATCGTCCAGAGCGTTTGCGATGACTGAAGATGCGTTCTGTTTCATTCTAAAGAAGAAGGGAGGCCCCCGGAAATTTCCAGTAGCCTCCCCCAATTTGCAACCAAAGATTAGCTAGCGCCGTTGAACATACCAAAGCCAGACGGGTTCTTACAAACCAGACCAGCAATGGCTTCAACCAAACGAGCAGGACCACCACCAGCGTCGGGCAACTGCTTCACCTGAGGCAACTTGGCATAACGCACCTCGACCATGTCCATCGGGATCACGTAGCCCTTGAATGCTTGAGCGGTTAACGCAGTACTAGTCTTACCTCCCAAAAACGTTGAAGGATGTAGCACAAGCCGTCCGAAGTCGCCTTCGAAAATATCGATTGACGCCTTAAAAGTATCAGCACCTAGATCCTGGTTAAAGGTACGGACAGCGGTTTGTGTGTAGGTGTTGGCGGTTCCAGCGCCGTTGATAACAGCACCGCCACCAGCAGTGAGGTTGGTGAACGCACGCTTGAGCGTGGAACCCAAGATACAGTCGTAGTCGCGGAAGGTGCCGGTATTGCCGTAGATAGCAGTCAGCACGTTCTGAACAGTGACCTCAGTGAACGAAGCGCTAGCAGTTGTATCAATAGCAGCGGAGGCCGGCTTATAAACTGAACCGGAAGCAACCGCGCCAATGTTTGAAGCGCTGTCTGCCAAGAGCCAGTTGCCAAGGGAACCGGTCAGGTATGGCACGGACCCGCTGTCAGCCTGAGCAGCCTGGTTGGTACACATGAAGGTCGACTCCATGTCGCGCTTAATCTCAACGAGCTTCTTAGCAATACCGTTGGCCAACTCATCGGTCACACCAGCGACGTCCTGGGTCTCAGCGATAAAGCCGACACGCAGATCTCGGCGGAAAGCCTGTGCGTAGTTGTTCAGGCGAGTACGAGCAACAACCGGGTTAGAGGCGCTTGCAACGGTCACATCGGTGCCGTCAATAACACCAGCAAGAACCGGGGAGCCATAATTATCTACAAGCCAAGAAAATTGCATATTTCCGATGTCTTTTCCTTTCGGAGACATCGAAACAAACGGGGTCGATTTCGCATCGACAATGGCAATGTAGTCCGCCAGATCTTCACGAGCGGCGGAGGTGGAAGCGAGCGGAACAGATCCGCCCTGGTTGGGTTGCAGCAGTGGCATAAATTAGAGAATCCTTTTCAATACTTGAGCCAGTTCAGACGTACCTCCTGTTTTTTCAAACCGGGACTTAGCAAACTGCAGGTTGGCTTTGGCTGCATCCTTTTTCACAGGAGCAGCAGTAGGCTTTCCTGGCTGGTTTGGAGCTTTTGCAGGAACACGGACTTGAGTTTTACCTTTTGTTTCACGTTCCATTCGCAACCTTCTTCCTTCTAGGAAATCTCCAACAAGCACCTGGTGCTCCGGTAACGCAGAGAGTTGTGGCAATTGCCGCAACACTGCTTGCGCCTCGGTGTACTGAGCGCTTTTTCGATCCTTCCAGAAAGGATAGATCTGCTCTGCGATAGGCTGGATCTGCTTGTAGTTGTTCAGGAACCGGGCTCTCGACGGGATGTGCATATCCAGTGCGTCTTCTACACGCCGCTTGATCTGCTTGATCTCGCTTGAGCTGTATTCCTTGTCACCTATTTCGCAGCCGTCAATGTTATCCTCGCACCAGCGCTTGAGATCTCGGGCCTTGTTCCACTCGTCATCGAGTTTCTTCGCATCCCATACATCTGCAAACGGATCGGTTTGATTCACCACCGGCACCGGCCTATCCGACTGATTTTGCTCCAGCTTAGTTTTGGTCTCGTTCAGCTCCCGCTCTAATGCATCGGCTTTTTCTAAAGCCTCCCGTTTTTGTCGGGTCAGCTTGTCGATGCGCTTACGGTAGCCAGACGGTTCCTCTTCAGCTTGGTCTTCGGTCTTATTATCAGAAAGAACATCCTCAGGCGACTCGGCCTGATTATCCTCTTGTTCAGCGGTAGGATCCGCTTCCTCGGCCTGAGACTCCGCATCCGCGGACTCGGGCTCTGTGTTTTCCTCAATTTGCTGCTTTGGCGTTTCTTCCTCCCCACTGAATCGTGTCTTCAGTAGCTTTGCCAGCGCCCCCTCATCGAAGTTGATTGGGTTCGGCAGTTGGGATCGTACCGTGTTTTCTCCAGGTGTCGCTTCCTGCTTAGTATTGATTGAATCCATGCTGTTTAGACCCTGCAAGCTGGGTATTGTGCGCCATGGTTATTAAGGTCAACCAAGAAACCGTTGTGGTTAAGAGGTACTAGTTGGATTGATCCGTCAAACCATTAGCTGACCTCAAATTGTCAATGTAGCTCGATAAATCCTTGAGTGAAGCAGCTCTTCCACAGTTATAGGCTCTGCTTGAGTCTGTAAGGTCAGACTGCACGCAACTCAACACCTCGGACTCAATCATGTCCGACAGCATTTGAAGCAACGCAGCCATTAGCGGTGAATTGTCCCCCGCTGAAACGAAGGCCTCTTGGATTTTAGCGTCTGAAAGTCTCATTGTTGGACTCCTAATCTACCGGTCACAGCGTTTTGCTGTTGTTGAACGCTGAACTGCAGATTCTCGATGTATTTCTGCAGGTTAGCTTGGAACAACTGGTCCTGTTGGAGCTGTTGCTGGTACTTCGGATTGCTCTGGAGCACCTGCTGGCTGAATTGCAGCCGCATTGCTGCTGTGGGGTCGTTCTCGCGCAATTGCGGAGGGTTACCGAGGCTTATCAGTGCCAACTCATCGTTGGTTTCGTTGAACATTTTCTGGCTTGCAGGCCCCTGCTGCATCACCAGCTCGCTTGCAAGGTTCGGATCAATGGCTCGGAGCGCCACAGAGATCAACTTGGCCCGGTCAATGACGCCGGCAGTGTCCAGAGGCAACACCAAGGTCGAGATAGCCTTCAGTTTCTCGGTGACCAAGTCGGTCGACAGCTCCCGGACATCAAACTTCAGCATCACATCAAAGTCTTGGATGTCTTGAGGCAATGCAGTCTGCGAAGCGGTCACACGCTGGATCTCTTCAGGCCCCACATATTGCAGAGTCAACGTCAGCACCTGGCGGAAGGCCTCGGTCCAGCCATGCAGCCAGTTGTTGATGATGCGCTGCTGCCGCATCTGGGTCACAGCAGGAGCCACCTTTTCCGTTGGGCGCCCAAAGTAGCGGTCAGTCTGTGCCATTACCGCTTCAATGAGCTGGAAGGCCACTCCAGGCTCACGGGCAGGCGGTTGTAGGAACCCAATCTCGCCGCGGCGTAGCACCGGGATCTGGATGGCCGGCCCTATTTTCAAATTACCACCACGGGTCTTGGGCACCTCGATGGGAGGCAGTGTGGCAAGGCTGGTGTAATCGAAGATGCTATCGCGCTGCGCCTTCACTTCTTCCTGCCAGGTCATGCACACCTCGGGCACACCGCGGCTTTCGCAAATCTGCCGATGGATCAACTCGGAGCGCCAGATGACAAACGGATACTGCCCGTGCCCGTAGTCCAAGGCCTCAAAGTAGCCCCACTTGTCGCCTACCTGGGGACTGAACACCGTGTAGAACACTCCCGGAACACCGTCTTCATCAATCGATTTCTGATAGGCGTACACGATCTCGATCAAGTTTTCGCGATCCATGACCGAGTTGTTGGCCAGGCCGCTGGTGTAGGAAAAGTCCGCGTAGTTTGAGAACCGGCCCATCGTATTGATGGCCTCCTGCGCCCACTCCTCATCCCAGTCGTCGGTCTTCACCTTGTTGAGCAACTGGGCCTCGGTCATGTAGTAGCGGCGGAACACCACCCGGGCACTCTGGATGTCGGTGGTCTCCGGGGGAAACGCCAGCTCATCCCATGGCGCCAGGGCTGCCACCATCGGCTTGTTGGTGACCATTGTGGGCACCGGGAAGTCGCACTCGCCCTCGTCACGCAACTCGCGCACAGCCTTTAGTGCCCGGCGCTTTTTCAAGTTGGGAAAGGCAGCCATGATCAACTCCGCGGATTGGTCATCGGCCTCGGGGTTGGCAATGAGGCTAGGGAAGTCAGCCAAGACCGAGCCCTCGGGCGATTGGGCGGCCAGTGCCATCACCTGGTCCATGGTCAGGTACTGTTCCTTCTGCCCCATCTCCTGCTGCCAGGTGATATGCACACCTGCCCAGCCGTAGGTCCACAGGTACTGCGACAGCAACTCAACGTCCCGGGTCAGGTCGTTGTACATCTTCGCATTCACGGTCCAATCCATCAGGTTGTGGGCGGTCACAGCCTGATCAAGCTGGCTGACGTTGGTGGGCGATACCCGGAGCATTGAACGCCAGAAAGCAGTCGAGCACAGATCCACCATCCCGTTGATGACCTCATCGGCTAGCGGGATGCGAGTGTCACTAGCACCGTCCCAAGGGAACGCAGGCTTATTGCGGCCACTGTCATTCCACTTCTTGCCGTCATCGGTTTGTCCTGGCCACTGGCAGAACCTCGTATTCTGAACACGCTCAGAGCGGGATGTTTGACCAAAGTCGGTTGCACTACGACGCAACTCCTCGGTGAGAGCTGACACATTGGGCTCGGGTCCAACCCGGGCCATCACATCCGCTGACGTCTTGTATGAATCGCCTTGCATAGTCGTTTCTATTAGTATCCACCGCCGCCGCGGGAATTGAAGCCCCCATTGCCCACGTAAGCAAGGCCCGAGACCAAAAGCATACCGATGCAATCAATAGGATCCTTGGATGCCCCCTTCTGCCCATCCCTGCCTGTGTGCTCGCTCAAAGCATAGATCAGGTTGCTGCACGTCTTGACCACATACAAAGCCGGCTCGTTCAACGGGGTGAGCGCCTGCGTAGCATCGTAGGACAGCAGGCTGTTGATAGCGCTCGTCCGCTGGTCCACAGGCACGCCAGGAGCCGGTATAAAGGCCATTCCCTCGTCCAGTGGGTTGTCGGACTCCGCCAGTAGGTCAATAAGCGTGGTGCCCCCTTGTTCCGATAGTGCAGGGCTACCGCCGGCCTTTGGGTCGATCAATCGCATCACTGGCTCCCCATAGCCAAGCTCTGCCTCAATTGTTCTGAACATGGTCCGATACTCCGAGATTGACCTACCCGCATCCAGTGTCTGAGCCGGCCCTGCCTTACCGTCGTGTTTCTCTGATGGGAACGTCCATTCGCCGTAGTTGGCGTAATCGGGGAACTCCCGCACCACGATTCGCCGGCCTGACTCGTACACCAGCATCCACATACAGAACCAGTTTCGGGCGCCGGCAGGGTCGCACACCATGTACAGCGTCCCCCCAGGAGGCACTGCCTCGGGCTCGATGCAGTGGATATCCACTCTGAACCTAGCGAAGGCCTTACCAATGTTGTCGCTGGCCCACCCATAGGCCCGGGTAAGGATCTGCCCCATAGGTGCCGTGATTAGCTTCAGCTTCATTTCATCAAACGGGTTGTAGGGGTTGTCCTCGCTAAAGAAGAACACCGTCCGCCTATTGGTCTGGGCCTGCACCATCGTCCTGGCTGCTTTACCCACAGGCCATGTAGGCAGCGCCTGCTTGCCCTTCAGCAACTCAGCCTCATCGAACCGAGTGATAGCAGAGCCGGCGGTGTATTCCTTATATACCGAGGCAACTCCCTCCAGTGGCGTCTGGGTCACCAGCAACTTGCCGCGGCGTGTAATGAGCCTATAGCGAAGAGTCTCAACCCATGACTGAGGCACCAACTCATCACACCAGATCATGTCCGCCTCACGCCCCTCGATAGTGTTCTCCGATTGTGTGTAATTCAAGAAGTCGCACCGGGAGCCATTAGGAAGAATGAATGAGCCATCGGTGAAACCATTCTTCCTACTATAGTTGAGATAATGGATCCTGCCTTTCTTAGTGCCTCGTAGCGCTACAGGCAGGTAGTTATATATAGCGGGTTGTTGCACTGTTACGCTAGTAGCATGGCTTGTATGACAACACAGTACCGCAGCGTTCTCTTTCTCTAACAACGTCTGCACCACTCGCCGGGCTGCCCATAGCGTTTTACCAGCCCGGTTGCCGCCGGAGACCAACAGCTCCTGGGTGAGTGCGTACTCGGTGTTGCCGATCTCCCAGTGGTCCGGGATGAATCCATAAGTATACGGGTCAGCCTTCTCTAAGGTTACGAGCTGGGTTCGCTTGAGGCGCAACTCGACAGCCCTGGGGTGCGCGGCGTCTACCCGCGGTATAACAGGGTGTAGCGGCTGTTCATTCCACCAGGCTGTGTTGCACGCCTCGGTGCAGAAGCGCTTTTGCTTAGGGCCGGTGTGGTGCTTGAGTATAACGAATGGCTTGAGGCAGAGGAGGCAGAGGGGGGAGGACATAGGGGTAGATGAGGGGTGTCACACCAACCCCATTTGGGGTAGAATTAGGGTGGACTTGGGGTTTGGGGTGGATGAGGCAAGGCCAAGGCAGGGCTTCCATTCACTTTACAGAGGAGGACAGAGGAGGACGGAAGGCTGTAATGGAGTGATGTTTGTTAATATTTTTCGCTTTGGTTTACCCGTCGCCTTTTGGCGCTGCAGCCGATGGCCTGACCCCCTCCCCCCATCCTGCCTGGGCTAGCCTGTCGCTGACCTCGGCGGAGGGGTAGGACATTGGCCTTTTGAACGGTGGCTAATGTGCGTTTGGCCCAATGTTTACGGGCGTTTGCTGCGTGTTTTTGTGTCGAAGTGAATATAACTGCTATTGTGCATCTGAATGCCATAAACAGGCCTAAATGCGTGGTTTCTGCGTGGTCAATGTTGGTAGGGGTAGGACATTCCGGGCCATTACCTAAACCAGATCATGGGTCTGCTCATCGTTCACTGGGGTCACATCTCGGTCCTTTAGGTCAGCCATCAGGTCGCGGTGGCTTACTGATGCTGTCATATTGAGATGTATACTGGTAGGCTGGCCTTTAGTAGCAGCCAGCTTGTCGACTAGCACAGCGACCGCTACGGGTAAACCACGATCATCAATGAAATGCATTGCGTTTTCCGCTAACCTTTTAGTGCCTTTCCATATAGCAACCTCCAGGAATCCAGTAACATCTTTACGCCAATCCTCCTCGTTATCTGGGTAGTCTTTCGGAACCTTAACACCGCGAATATACTTGGATGCAGTCTCAGTATCTAGCCCAACATCATTTGCTATAGTGGTGATGGACTTGTTTTGTACTATACCCTCAACAATAGCGTCAGCCTTCTCTTGATCTAGCTTGGAGTTTGGATGTTGATTGGGCGGCGGTTTAACATAGCCAACAGCTTCGACAGCTTTCTTGACCTTGTCCTTAAACGCCTTGGGTAAATCTGGATCATCACGAAGAGCAGCAGCGACCCGGTTGCGATCTGTCCCTGCCTTTAAAGCTACGTCGTTCAGCGATGGTTTCCTGTCCTTCTTACCCGGCATAAGGCTTAAAGCTGAAGGGATACTCACCCCAGTGATTGATCTGTTTCTTGGGCATCATCGAGTAATGCTCAACACCAGCCAGGCTCAACCTGACCGCGGCAGCATAGTCCTCGCTGAGGTATTCCATCTGCCCAGGCATGGTATCCATAGCGAACGGCATCCACAGTGTCGGAAACTGGTCAACCCTCACATCCTTGCACCAGTCGATCCGATAAGGCATCTGCACCTCTGACCCTCCCAGCGTATCAAGTGCGCTCATAAGGCAACGTCGAGGGATTGCGAGGCATCCTGACGCGAACATCTGGATCGGTACTAGCTCTGTGGCACTCTCGGTGCCCTCTGTCTGCATCCTAAGAGCTTTGAGGTGTTCTACCTTGGGTCTAAGGGCTGGCCTGGGCGGAACGGTGCGGCATGGGTACGGGATGCACACGGTCGCTTGGTGTTTGTGGGCGAGCTCTGCCAGGCGGATAATGTCCGCGGGGTCGAACTCGATATCGTGGTCGATTTGGACCCATACGTCTTTGCCACTATCGAGGAACCACTTGGTGGCCCTGCATCGTGATCGGGATATCAGGGCATCCTCGCGGATGGTTCGTAGATCTGTCTGGCGGTCACTGGTACTGAAGTTGGCTGTTAATCCTACCCAGGACATCAGACAGGAAGCACTGACGCCACCGTAAGCATACAGGCTGACGTGTATCGATGGCCTTGTGCCTATTGTGGTTGGCTCGTTCACTACGGCTGTAGCCTGTGGAGCGTGGATGAATGGATCGTTCATTGTTGTTTCAAATTATGTTTAGCTCTATCGGATGCTAGTATAGCTTCATGCCCTTTTGATAATATGTATGTTACTGATCCTCTTGATACACCCATTGCTTTAGCGGTGTCGTCGAGTGTTAGACCTAGCTGCCTGAGTTCGTATGCACGCTGACAGAACTCTGGGGTGTACTGCTCCGGGTCGACGTGTATCTCTTCCTCGATGCCCGGGTCAAGCGAGCCGTCGTCGTGATACTTCTGGGATAGCGGGTAGGACATGAGGCCCTTGTCGATGGCCCACTTGATCAGCCTGGGGGCTTCGTTCAGGAGCTTGGTGCGGTTGAGGTCGTATTTGATGTTCATCAGAAGGTGGGTGATGGGTCTGTGAAGCGGCAGTATTGGCCTTCGTAATGGAGTTTTACCTGACCACATTCACCGTCTCGTTGTTTCGCGATAATGATGGCAGCCTCTCCTGACGGCTCGGTTCTGTCACGGTTTAGAAGCATGACCGCGTCAGCATCACGCTCCAGGGCTCCGCTGTCGGCCAGGTCACTCAGCTTGGGTTGACGACCCTTCTCCTTTTCGGATTCCCGGTTTAACTGTGCCAAGGCTAGCATGGCCACACCTGTCTGGACGGCGATTGCCTTGAGCTTGCCGCTGACCTCTGCAACCTCGTAGGTGCGTTTCTCTGAGCGGTCTGCTGCCTTCACCTTCTGGACGTAATCGACGATCACCAAGCGCACCTTGTGTTTGCGGACAGCCCGTCGGACATGGGCGGTGATGCTGGCGATACTGTGACTGCTTGGTCCATCGAGGAACCATAGGGGGCTGCTTGCTATCTTAGCCGAGGCAGCGGTCATGGCCCTCATGTCACCGTCGCTAAGGTCGCCACTCTTTAGGTTCTGCATCGGGATGCTTCCGATGGTGGAAACCATGCGTCGGAAGATAGCTTCTTGGGACATCTCCAGGCTGACGAATAAGGTGGGCACCTTATCCTGAATGGCTGCCTGGTAAGCAATAGCGATGGCGATGGCTGTCTTTCCGATACTTGGCCTGGCTGCAATGATGGCCATCTCTCGGAGCTGGAGGCCGTCGGTCTTGTGGTCGAGCCAATGGAAGCCTGTGGCGATCCCGGATAATGAGCCCTTACGGTTGAACCTGTCCTGCATTTGGTCGATGAAGTTACCGGCAACCTGCTTTGAGGTTGATAGCATCTCCTTGGATGCCTCAATGCTAAGGCCTGCTTCGGCATTGGCGACGATTTGATCCGGTTGGAGTGTGGTCACCGCGGATTCACGTATCAGACGGTCACCGGTGTCTCGCAACTGGCGACGATGGGCCGAGTCAGTGATGCCCTTAAGGTAATACGGGAGGTTGGCCGGAGATGGGCAGATTTCCATGGCCTGATTCCACACATCAAAAGGCATGGGCAGTTGGCCGTATGCCTTCTTCCATTCCTTACCGAGCTCGGACAACGAGGGCTGTTGGTTGGCCTGCACCATGGTTCGGATGACATCGAAGGTCTGACGCAAGTTGTCCTGGTTGATCCATTCGCTCCGTATTTCTGCTAGGGCATCGGAGCAGGTGTCGATGGTTCCTGTGAGGCAGGCTCCGATCATGCCCAGCTCGTCGTCTTGCGGGTAGTAAACGTCGTTCACAGGCTATCCCTCCAATCGAGTTCCTTCTTGGGGCTGCCTGGTGTCGAGCTAATGGTAATTCCCTGCGACTTGTATAATCCCTTCCAACCCGAGGCTATTGAGTTCTCAACAACCGAAGGCAGTTCTGCTGGTGTGAACTCTCGGGACCACTTGGTCAGCGCTGCAGTCAGGCCAGTCTTCTTGTAGGTCTCACGCTTTTCTGCCTTGTACTGCATCCAGAGCCTGATGGCATCCAGGCAGTTCTTGGTTCGGATGAGTTCGGGCAGTTCTACACCATGGGCAATCTCCCATTCCGACTTAGGAGCCTTAGTATCTTTCTTTATAGGAGATGGAGATGGAGAGTTGGATTCCGGTTGACCATCCGGTTGGGTATCCGGTTGAACTTCGGTTGAAGTCCGGTTGAGTTCCGGTTGGATTTCTAAGGCAGCAAGTCTTCGTTTTTCTGCAGATTGCTGGCCTTTTATCGATTGTTGCTGAAGGAAGAGCCCTCTCTCGGTTCTAACCGACTCAAGCCTTTCGTTTCTAAGAGAACCATCTTCGCACAACCGGAACTTAACCAACACGTCAACCGAAACGCAACCGCCGGTCAACCGCTGTTGCTTTTCGGTTTCAACCGGAATTGAACCGCGGTTCCATTGGTGGCACAGCAAACGGATGAACTGACCAACCTCTTCTTGGGACATCTCAAGCGTCCCGGCGAGGAAGTCGTCGGTGTAAAGCTGGAAGGCTGGTGCCTTCCTAGATTTCTTGTCGTCTTTCATAATTCAAACAGAGACCCCGTCACGCACCGTGGTAGGAACTCGCGGAGAAACGGCGCGACGTTGCACGGTACGGACGGGGAAAAGTTGGTTGAACATGGTTTCTCTTGTGGTGCCTGCGCTCGCTTCCTACGGCTCACGCTGACGGGCTCTATCTATCTGCTGTCCTGGTCGGTGTCCACCGCTTAGTAGGCCGGCATCAGAACATCCGCCACCGCCTGGGTTAGCTCGACATCCCTCAGGCAGTAGTTGATCGCAGCCTCACGATCAGTCTTAAACAACTCGCTGAACATGGCCCCGTTTCCGGCCTTATCCCCAAGCCCCAGATGCCTGCTGATGGCCCCGAGGCTGCCGTGCGCCCTACTGTCGCCCAACTGCCAAACCTCGCGCAGGTCGACCACCAGGTCGCTCCAGTACCTACCCTGCCGTATCCAATAGGGTGGGGTGATCCTGTGCTTCCAACTGCGCTTGATCAGAAACGGTAGGTCGAATGGTTTAACATTGAAGCCGATCAACGAGGGCTGGCGCTCCATGCTGCTGATGAGCTTCCACCATTGCTTGAGCATCTCAGCCTCGCCATCTGCATCACAGCACAGGACCGATGGGGTCTCGTGTTCGATACGGTAGCCGATGCATAGTATCTGGCCTGACAGTGCATCCAAGGCAGCGCCGCGGATGTAGTCGCTGACATGGGTCTCCTCTGCACGTTGGATCTTCTCTGCTATGAGATCCGGGTTTTTAATGTTCCCGAGTTTTACGTCGGAGGCAACGAACGGTGGTATCACCAATTCGCTTAGGGGCATTGGCCCGGTCTCGATGTCGAAGTAGATCTTATGGTTGGCTGGCATTTGGTTTACGGGGGTTGATTGCGTAGTAGGCTGTGTTTAGACCGACATTGAAATGATCGGCTATCTCCCGGTACGTGTAGCTGGTGTGCGTCTTGCGCCACTCGGCTATCTCCTGGGCGATGTCCTTTTTGATGGAATACTTGCGATCTGTGTTTTTCTTTACCTTAGGCCCTTTGTTGAACATGGCCTTGGAGTCCAAGTTTTCTTGGGGCTTTACCTGAGGCTTCACGTACCCAGAAGGAGGAGCACAGAGCTCTGCAATACGTGCGGCGGTTAGATGGATGTGCATTGAAAGTAATGTGCGTTTGTCGACCGATGCGCACCCCCGGTATTTCCCATGAAACCGATAACAACAGGTTACCGGAAAGTGATTAGATGAGCTTGTCGCAGTGTGGGCACTTCTTGCCCAGGGTTGGCTTTTTCTCCAGCGGAACAACCTCAAGCCACTCGCATATCTCAATGTAGGACTTGCGTCCGAAAGACCAGATGGCACCGGGATACAGGTGGCCGCTCCGATAGAGAGTCGCTGCGTCGTCCTTGCTCTTGATGCCTAGATTCTCCAGCACCCGTGATGTACGAACCGTAAACGGAAAACCCCACAGGCTCAGGATGCCTTCCATCTGCTTGGCGGACTTGATGATCTGATGAACACGTTGCCGGGTTACGTTCAAATCCTTTCCGATTTCGTCCATGGTACGCCCCTCGGCTCGCATCTGAACCACGCCTGGCACTAGGTGGGCGACCTTTTGGTATTGTTTGCGTGGTTTCATCAGAAGGGCACGTCGTCGAAGTCGGGTTGGTCCTTGGCATCGATCTCACGCAGGCGCTGGATGACCGCGGCGATAAGCTGTTTGTCCTCCGGTGTCTTGCCGGCGCTAATTTGAGCCTTCGGCAGCCAGTGCTCGCCCAGGCCTTTGACCGCGGCGTCGGTCAGCTCCGAGATCGGAGTGCCTTTGAATTTACCCACGTGAACCTTGGTGGCGCCCAGGTCAACGGGTCGAGGTGTCGTGCTATTCGGGACCACGGTCTTCACCTGGTCATCCTTGGCCGGGCGATCCTGCATCCGTACCCACAGGCCCGAGGGTTGAAGGGCTTCACCATGCTTGTGCGGCATCATCAACTTGATGTTCGCATAAGTCTTGGTGCCATCCTGGCTTTGCTCGTGAGCAATGATAAGTGTCACTGGCCGGCCAATCAGCGACTCTAAGTCGAGGCCATTGTTCTCGGCATCGGTTAACTTACGGCCAAACCAATCCTTCATCACCTTGGTCAGGGCCGCCTTCTCATGGAGGCTCGGGACCAAAGGCTTACTGAACACCACCCAGGGCTGCACCGGGTCGCGGGAGGAATCAATCAAGTCCAACTCAAAGGCAAATTTGAACTTCTTCTTCATGCCGTATTCGGTCTCGTACTCCCGGAGGGGAGTCACATCTACGCACACTGCTCGGCCACTGAACTCGGGGCACGGTGCGAACTCTTTACCGCCTGCTGCTTTAATGATCATGTCTTACGTTTTGTTGTTAGTTGTGTGTTATTTGGAGGCCTGTTTCTCGACCTCCGAAAGTTGAAGCGCCATCTTGGTGTAGTTGGCCCAGTAGTCCGGGAACGCATCCCGGATCTGCTTAAGGTTGGAAGGGTCAGCGGCTAGTGCTGCTGCTCCCAACTTAGAGATGAACGAACCACCGTATTCGATCATGCACCGTGCTACGTCTCTATCGGTAATCACTTGGTTGCCTTCCCGCGCTTGCGATTCCAAAAGGTGGTGAACTCCGTTTTGATCTTGCGAGCTGCACGGTATGTTTCACCCGCTTGCTGTTTAGTGATCTGATAAGGACCGCTTCCTTCGTTAATGATTTTGGTCAGTTCTTTGCTCATGTCAGTAGATGTTTGATGATTAGATTCCTCTCTTTGCCCTTCGCTCGGAGAATGCTCTCCAGAATAACGTGAGCGTTGACTGTGCTGACGTGTTTCCATGCCGGGCTTTGGTCTACGTTTTGAGCTGTATCCCGACTCTCTACGCGGATGGTTCCATTACCTTTGTGGACGTATATAAATGCGACTGTATCGGGGCCTATTTGGTTCATGGTTTAGAGTGTATCACTCACGCCATTTGTCCTCTTGCCATAACAGCAGATCCGCTCGCATTGCGTCGTTCTCGGTTTCGAGTTTCTTGGCTCGCTCCGTAACCTCACTCAGGTACTTGCGAGTCGCGGCTAATTTACGCTCTAACCTACGGCATAGCATACCGAGGTCGCCGACCGTGTGAGCGGTTGAGTCAGATATTGGTGTATCGCTCACGGCTTGGCCTCCTTTGTCTGTTGTAATTCACTTTTCCTTTTCATATAAAAAAGAATTGGTATAAACGGCCAAGCTATAAACATAATCGCACCACCTAAAAGCAGTATCATAGCAAGGACTAGTGTTGTAAAAAAACCACCCAACGCGAACCAAGCTGGCGTCAATGGATATTTGTTTTTGTCGCTCACGGCTTGGCCTCCTTGGCTTTGAGTGCTGCTCTAGCTAGATCAACAGCTTCTTGAAGCGCATCCTTATTTCCCGCGACCGGAGTAAGTCCGACAACAAGAGTCAGGCAATCTAACGCCTCCTCCAGCCGCTTGCTGCGGTCGTTGGTCGTCTCTAGTTCCTGCCTGATATTGGAAATCTCTTTTGTTCGGCAACGTATTGACCGTTCAAATCCTACGCTGCTTGAGCTTCCGCACTCATAGCCCCAGTCAGACCGTGAAGCAGATCCACAATGTTGGCAGTTCACAGCTTGGCCTCCTTGGCTTTGAGCCACAATTGCTTTACCGTGCGATTCTCTCGGACTGGAGAAACGCATGCGTCTAAGTAATCTCCAACTTTTACCAGCCGCTTGATGCGGTCTTTAAGCCGCAGGTTTTCTTCATCCAACCGCTTGATGCGCTCGTTTGCTGCGTTTAGTTCGCGTTCTATGCGTTTCATATCTCCAGCTAAATCGTACATCGTAGCGGCTGGCTTGAAGTACGCCGCATCCGTCCTCGGTGTGTCTTGGATCATTTTCGTGGGGTCAGGAATATGATCGCTCATTTCGATTCCTCCCATTTATCAATCGTGCGGAGGACAGGGGTGGGTTTGATTCGATACTGTCTGGTATTCCAAGACCAAATTGGATTAACTACTCGTTCCCATATTACTTCATCACACAGGGATTCTATTTCTTTACCATCCACATACGCCTGCATCACGCGGATGCATTCTTTAGTTTCTTCGATGTTCATTTCGCATCCTCCACTTTTTGCATATGAACAAAGTCCAGTCGGTTCTCCTCGTTGACTGCTATTCCCCAGTTATTACGACGGCAGCTTAGTTCTATTGAGCTATAGACTTCGTTCATAATTTTGTCGGGTAGATAGAGGGACAGAAGCCCTTTGAAGGTGAGTCGATACTGCTTTTCGTTTTTGATTTTGCTCATTTGACTCCTTCCGCAATTAAAGCGTGCTCCAATATCAGAACCGCATCCGCAGTCTTGAGCGTAATGTGGAGGCTAGGCTGCCGTTGCTGCGCCAAGCCCTTCAGGTGCGCCTTCCAGCGCGTTCCATGGGTCTTGCTGGTGCCTGCGCCCAAAGTCTTCTGCCAGCGCTGTGGTGTCACCTCGATGCACCTGGTGTTCATGGAAGCAATGAGGCCATGCAGGAAGCCGACATTGCGCCCAAAGTTGAACATGGCGCTGCCAGGTGCTCCCTTGCCTCCGATGTAGCCGCCGACCTTCTCGATGTAGCAGACATCCGACTGGGACAGGAAGTTGATCAGCACCTCTCGGATGTCCCTGTCGGTCGTCGGCATGGGCTCGAGGGTGACCCGGTTGCCGGCGAAGTGCGCCAGGCCGCCGCTCATGCCTGGGTCGATGGCAAGGATGCGTTTCACTTCGATACCTTTCTCAATACCGCATCAAGCTCCTTGATTCGTTTGTTTTGTTGAGATGTTAAATTAACAAGAGCAATTATCCGATCTGCGGATTGAACCATTATATCACTAGTAACCAATCTATCGTCATATGTCATGTTTTCGGTTTCTATAATGAAATCATTAGCAAGAACACGCAAAGCTCCAGCAAGATCTGCCGTTGAACTAAACTTTGATTTTTGTTTATTTGTTTTTGCTTTCACTTTCCACTCCTTCTGTTTAGCCAGGCTAAGATTACATGGTCGGCCACCGCCTGGATCTTGAGGCCGTTGGCAAGGCAGTAGGCTCGAAGGGTTTTGTGTGTGGTTGGTGTCACGTTGATGGTCTTTGGCTTGGTCATTCAAAATCTCCGTACTTCTTCTCCCAGAAACAATACATAACAGTGCCTTCATTCCATACGCCAGGCTTAATCGATATGTTTAAGTTAAATGCATCTGCAAACTGAAACGCCAAATAATCATGCCTACCATATGGTTGAGTCATAAATACTGGCTTTCGATCTATCGTAACAGATCCCCAGTGGTCAAACAGATCGTTAAATTTAAAGTGATATCCGTAACCTGATGTGATGCGTTCAAAGAAAAACGCATTCGCATGGTTTCCTCCATCTTTTAATATGCAATAGGCCTTAATCTTTCGATTCAGCCATTTTGGTATGTTGTGTATCTTGAATGTTTTATTCCAAGCCATCATTGCGTTTTCGTGTGTTAGTTCTGTTTTGATCATTATTTTAGTTCCTTCTTAACTTTGTTCCAATAGGCCTCGGTGGCCTGTTTCTTGTGGTGTCCCTGGGGACCGCCGTTCCATATCCGGGCCTGCTCCTCGGTGCTCTTGCCCTTGCCGTAGTGGCGTAGATAAGCCTCGCACACCGCTCGGGCCTGTACCCGGTTGGTCATAGATTCCCAGCGGTAATGCGACCCGGTGAATCGGTTCACATCCTGCACCACACCGCGGTGGATCTGCAGGGGGCCTACAGCGCGTCCGTTGTCGCCGATGGCAAGATCGTTGCCCGAGGACTCTACGATGATCAGGGCCGAGATGAGGTTGGTTAGGTTCATGGTTGTTTGGTTGAATCTTGAGATATGATCATAGCTCTGTAGTCGCGCATTGATTTTCCTCGGACAAACTGGGTGACGATGCCGGTGTTCTTGTTCCTCCTCCAAACCGATGCGTCGGTTTTTCCGCTGGCTGGCTGAACAGTTTTGTCGGTAATCAACAGCTCCTCTTGGAGTGATTTCCTCCAAACGTTGATTTTTCTCATTCTGCGAATGCCGCCGTCTTGCACCGCGATGCACTTGTAGCCCATCTCAGACCAAAACCTGTTTGCGTCGAGGTCAAACCCGCACCGCAGGGTGACGGTAAAAGCTCCGGTTGCGTATTCCTCCATTGCAGCAACAAGTGCAGCACCGTAGAGCTTTCGCCTAGCGTCGTATTCGATGCAGACCTGATGACATTTCACATCGGAACCGGAAGCGCCAACGTACAGGTAGCCGCACGGCTGACCGTTTAATAGGCCGAGGAAGATCCTGCCGTTCTCAGACTCCCGCTCGAAAACGCACTTCGGATAGAAGCTCAAAGCCTCCGCGTTTTTCTTCTGCAGTGCATCGACGTACAGAATGAGGTTTGGGTGCACTTTTACGATTTGGAATTCGACGCTCATTTGGTTTGGAGAGTTGTGCGCGTTGGCCAGTCGCGCCCCTGGAGGTGGTATTGGCCCCACCCGGGGCTAAATTACTTTTTCTTTCTAACGCTTTTTACCGGTATGTGCTCACCCAACAGGTTGTGCCTTCCGCATCCTGGGCACTTGCGGTAATGCCACCACTTATCTCCAATCTTAACTCCATGGTTATTGTTGGTGATAAGAGTTAAGCCTTTCGCAATCATTCCACATACGCATTTGATTTTTGGAGTGTTGATCAATGTTGCCAAATCGTAGCCCGGGAAGTCGCTGTCGGCCCTGGTAGGTTGAAGATCATCGACGTCCTGCAGGCATTTGGTATCGGCTGCAATGTTTAACAAGTCGCTGTTGGTCATGGGTTGAAGATGACCCAGACCACGCTTACCGTCTACAGCATTCTACTCTTTTCTGTAGATTTGAGAGAAAACCCAATGTTTGCAGGGTTAAAACAGGGGTCACGCCTTGGGGATGTAAGGCTCTCCGGGGTGCTTCTGAGCGTGCTCGGCAAAGGCTGCGTAGGCCCGGAGGTCGACGTAATTGTCCGCGTGAAACACTCGGGCGCTGCGCTGGCATTTGAAGGTCACCATCATCAGCTCCACTAGGTGGGCTGGGAGCGGCGCAGGCAGCGTGATGCCGTAGTACTGCTGGATCAGAGCTGTCCAGGCCAAACCCACGTTGGTGTGGCTATGGTGCGGCTCGCCGTACACTGCGCTCCGCTGCTGGATGGTCTCGGAAACTATGTCGGAACTCACGGCCAGATGGGATAAACCACGGTGCCCTGGCCGTTGGAATCGGTCAGCTCGACCGCATTCACGCCTTTGAGTTTGGCCAGTGCGGCCAGTAGCTGAGTGTCGTTGTTGGCCTGTGCAATGCAGGTCGAAACGATATCGGCATCGTCGTACGAGGCAGCCAGGAGCTCGGTGGTGCGGTCACGCCAGACTCGGATCACTCGGCCATTGGACAGGGGTACGCGCCGCATAGATTCGACGCAGGGGAAGGTGTGTTTCATGGATTAATGGGAACCCAACCGGCAGTACCGTAAACGTACAGAACTTCATCGTCGGTGTCGAAATAAAGTGGGACACGATTGTTCAGCGTATCGGCCTGCTGCACAACGCCGGTAGGCGCTCCGGCAGCAGCAGGAATCCAAGCGAAACCATAGGTCATGCTTGTCGCTCCCGCGATGCCATAGATGTCGCCGCTGTAAATCGCCCAATTTGCAGAGCCAATTTGATTGCCTTGATCGTTTGTGAAAGTAGCAATCTGATTCTCGGATGCAGATGGCCCGGGTCCAATGACGTAGCCATCTTCGGTCCCTGCCCAGTCCAGCGTTCCACCAGCACTCATTACAAGTCCTGTGCCGAGTGTAATCTGCTCCACACTGCCAGATCCGGCGCTGTATCTTCCAACCAGTTTTTTATTTCCGCACGTGATGCCAGTCGTCTCGACGGCCCTCGGCATGGTGCAGTTGGTCAACGTGCCTGACGTAGGTGTCCCGAGGATCGGTGTCGTCAGCGTCGGCGAAGCTGCACGCACAATCGCTCCGGTGCCTGTGGTTGTCCCCACCTTGATAACTTTGCCGCTCACACCGTTGAAGACTGCGACATCACCATCGACGCTGATAGATGGCCCGGTGACATCCCCTGTGCCGCCACCGCCGCCACTAGATGCGCCTTGAATCACCGACACTCCGTTGGGCTTGGTCATCCCGGTGTCTAGCCTGGTGATCTCGCAGATCGCGAAGATCTCCGAGATGCTGGTGAGGCTGGCAGGAATTCCGAGGTGATCAGTACCCGAGGCCGATATGTAGTACTCCAGCCGGTAGACGTTGGCCTTGTGGGGCTGCACACGGACATTGAGGTCGATGTAGGTGTTAGCCTGGTTGCTGACCTCGCTGGATACGCTGTAACCGATCACCGCACCGCCTGTGACGTCGTAGATCCGCATCCTGGTGTGACCAGTGTGCCGAAAGCCGGCCATAGCCCGGATCTGGTAGGCACCTGCTGCCAGTTGGAAAGTGTTGCTTTCTAACTGAAGGATGAGCGCGTTGGGGTCCGACTGGATTGTGTTGAGATCCCTAGTCGTCCAGGTAGTCGCCACACCGGTCCCGCCACTGGTGCCCGAGGGTTTACTGTCGACCAACACAGCCACCTTCAGTGTCAGGCTGTCGACGTCCTTGCGCAGCTTGTTGATCAGGGTGGTGCTGGTCTGGGAATCGTAGCTCATTTGTTCTTACGTCGAAGGATGCGCTGGGCTTCGTCAAGGCTGCTGGCGATGCCTATGAGGCTGCCGGCGGGGCCGTAGATGCGGAGTGAGCCCTTAGCCTTACCTGGGAGGGCACGGTAGCCGCCGGGGAAGCTGAAGGCTCCGGGCATGGCAGAGTCGGGCTGGGGCATATAGCGGAAGTCCTCGGGCTTGCCGTACACCGGGTTCTTCACAAACACCGTGTTGCCTACGCTAACAGCCTCAGAGCCACCGATGACAGGCTGGTCGGTGCGCTTGTCGTAGAAGAAGGCGTGTTCCTTCGGGTCCATTCCAACCGCCACATAGTTCTCCAAGTCAGCCGGTATGGAT